CCAAAGAAAATTGAAGATTGTATTCTTCCTGAAAGTATTAAAAAAACATTTCAGGATTTTGTGGATCAAGGACAAATACCAAATCTGTTACTTGCCGGACCTCCTGGGGTTGGTAAGACAACAGTTGCCAAAGCACTATGTAATGAATTAGGAGTTGATTTTTATGTCATTAATGGATCTGATGAGGGAAGATTTCTCGACACAGTACGGAACCAGGCAAAGAACTTTGCTTCGACCGTATCACTTCAAGCAACTGGCAAACACAAAGTTATCATCATTGACGAGTGTGATAACACAGGGAACGATGTACAACTCCTCTTACGGGCAAATATTGAGGCATTTTATGGTAACTGCCGATTTATCTTCACCTGCAACTACAAAAACAAAATCATCGAACCACTTCACTCCCGATGTGCCGTTGTCGAATTTGGTATTAAGTCCAAAGACCGACCAAAAATCGCAGCAAAGTTCTTTGAAAGGCTCAAAAAGATCTTGGATCAAGAAAAAGTTGAGGCAGATGATAAGGTTCTCGTTCAACTGATAAATAAGCACTTTCCCGATTATAGGAGAGTCTTAAATGAATGCCAACGTTATTCTGTATCTGGTAGTATTGATTCTGCCATTCTTGCTACTTTCTCTGACGTTAAAGTAAATGATCTCATTAAACATCTCAAAGAAAAGAACTTTCCGGAAGTTCGTAAATGGGTTGTTGCCAATCTTGATAATGATGCCAGTAGTATTCTTCGTATGGTGTATGATGCTTTATATGAACATCTGGATGGTCCCAGTATCGCTGCTTGTGTACTTGTTGTGGCGAAGTATCAGTATCAATCGGTTTTTGTAGCAGATCAAGAAATAAATCTTCTTGCTGCTTTAACTGAAATCATGATAGAGGTAAAGTTTAAATGATAAATAAACCACCAAATTATCAAGATCTTAAAGAAGGTAGTGTTAAAACTACTCCACAAAATGTTCAGGAAGCAAATGAAAATTTGTTTCGGTCTAAGTGGAATCTTCCGCAAGCAGCAAGGCATTGTGGAATGACCAATAAGGAAATGAAACTAACTTTTTTTGAGTATCTAAAATATAATAAACCCGATTATGAGTAAACTAAAAACTCCCTTACGTTATCCTGGTGGAAAAAGTAGAGCTGTCGTCAAGATGCAGCAATATTTTCCTGATTTAAAAAATTATGATGAATTTCGTGAACCTTTTCTTGGGGGAGGTTCTGTTGCTCTTGATGTAACTCAACTTTATCCAGATCTAAGTATTTGGGTAAATGACCTTTATGAACCATTAGTTAATTTTTGGAAAATTCTTCAAAGTGATGGAGAAAGACTTTCTGAAGATCTTCTTAATATAAAAAAGAAATATAATACTCCAGATAGAGCAAAGGTTGTGTTTCTTGAGTCAAAAGAATATCTTACTCATAAAAAATCAACAAGTTCTCAGTTTCATCTTGATCGAGCAATATCTTTTTATATTGTAAACAAGTGTTCCTTTAGTGGTCTTACTGAAGCATCAAGTTTTTCTCCACAAGCATCCGATCATAATTTTACAGAAAGAAGTATTGATCTTCTTCCTGAATATTCAAAAATAATTCGAAACTGGAGAATTACAAATCTTTCTTATGAAGAGTTAGTTTCTGATAATCATAGTGGTGCCTTTGTTTACTTGGATCCTCCTTATGATATTAAGGACAATCTATATGGTAGAAAGGGTGAGATGCATAAAAACTTTGATCATGATAAGTTTGCTGAAGTTTGTAATACCACAAATATGAATATGATGGTGAGTTATAATTCAGATCAACTTGTAAAGGATCGTTTTTCTGGAAAAGACTGGAAAGCATATGAGTTTGATTTAACTTATACTATGCGATCTGTTGGTGATTATATGAAAGAGCAACAAGAAAGAAAGGAATTATTATTACTAAATTATGACTTACGAACTGAAGGACTGGTTGAATTCAATTAATCAAACAAAGTCCAATATAATGGACACTAATCCAGATAGCGTAAAAGATTATGTACCTTATATAATTAATAAATGTTTTTCTGGTCATATTGATTCTTTGATGTTTTCAAATGAGATGAATATAAATCATCATATTGATAAAAAGTTACAATACGACTTTTTTATAAATATTATCAGAACTAAGAAGAGATTTTCTCCTTGGCTTCGTAAAGATACGATCAAGGATCTTGATTATGTCAAACGTTATTATGGTTATAATAATGAAAAGGCACAACAATCTCTGAGAATATTAACAAAAGAACAAATTAACTTTATTAAATCCAAATTTGAGACTGGAGGAAAAAAATGAGTGTTGTACAGGAACCAGAAGTAAAGTGGACACCAGATATGATGGTCGAGGTTCTATTAAATGAACCTGACGACTTCTTGAAAGTTCGTGAGACTTTGACTCGTATCGGAGTTGCTTCGCGCAAGGAAAAGAAAATCTATCAGAGCTGCCATATTCTTCATAAACAAGGTAGATATTATCTTGTTCATTTTAAAGAATTGTTTGCCCTTGATGGTAAACACGCAAATCTAACTGCAAATGATATTCAACGTCGTAATCGTATTGTTCAGTTAGTTGCTGATTGGGGTCTGGTTACAATCGTAAAACCAGAAAATATTACTGATATCGCGCCGTTGAACCAAATTAAAGTTCTTGCTTACAAGGAAAAGGGCGAATGGATTTTGGAAACAAAGTATAATATCGGAAAGAAGGGAAAACCCCAAGAAACCGAATAAAAATGGGCGGGAAACAACATCCCGTTTTTTTTTATGTTCTGAATATATACTAATGATGTTGCCTTCGGGGACATTATTAACTTACAGACGCTTTAAGGAGGTCTATTATGTTTGGGACAAGTTCAATTACACTCTCAGTACCAGAAACTACAAAGTATTTGATAGATATACAAAAAAATAGTATTGGAATGGATGAGTGGTTCAAAAGGTTTGATACTGCGTTTGAGACGCATACTAATTATCCACCATACAATTTAGTGAAAGAAAGTAGTGTTGATTTTAGATTAGAAATTGCACTTGCTGGGTATAAAAGAAAAGATATCGAAGTCACCACGGAATGGAATAAACTCTTTGTGCAAGCAAAGAAAGCAGATGATTGTGAGGATGAATACCTACATCAGGGATTGGCAAAAAGAGCATTTACTCGTACTTGGACTTTATCTGATGATGTCGTTGTTAAGGATGTTGCCTTTGATGATGGATTGCTCACAATTAAATTGAATAGGGTTATTCCTGAACATCAAAAGAAAAAGGTCTATCAACTTAACTAAATAACATTGAGCTAACTATCGTTGTCGCAGGGAGGTAAACTGGCAAAAACCAGTTGACACCTCCCATTTTTTTGTTTATAATAAAAAAAGGTATGAAAGGTTTATGTCTATCAAATTAGCACTTTTGAAATCTGGAGAAGAAGTAATTGCGGATATCAAGGAGATTGTAAGTGAAGATGAAAAAGTAGTTTCATTTTTATTTTCAAATCCTTATGCTGTAAAACTTATAGTTCCACAGATATTAACGGAAGAAACTGAAAAGGAATATAGTGTTTCTTTTCATTCTTGGATGCCTTTGTCATCTGAAAAAGATATTGCGGTAAGCACAGATTGGGTGGTTTCAATTGTGGAACCAGTAGAAATGGTAAAAAAATCTTACGAGGAGAAAATGAATGGAAGAGGAAATGACGTTGCCGATGGACGAGCAAGTGGAGGAGACAACAATACAAGTATTAGTCTTAACGAACAAGTTGATTTTAATTAGCGAAATACAGGAAGTATTAGCAGATATTGGACAACCTGATTGTAGATTAATCAATCCTCACCTTATTCTTGATGACCAAGAAATGGTTCCCTGGATGAGTGATTATACAGATAAGACCGAAATTATGTTGAGTTCTGATAAAATTTTAACTCTTGTAGAACCAAAAGGAAAAATGCTTGATAACTATCTTAAATTAATTAAATGAGATTTTATACAAATGTTTATGAAAAATTCAATAAAATCTATGTGAGGGGTTATGAGGATGGAAACTACTTTTCATATGAAGAGGAGTTTCATCCCACTCTTTATGTTCTTTCCAAAAAGAAAAGCAAGTATAAAACTTTAGATGGATTGGATGTAGAACCAATTCGACCTGGTAAGATTTCCGAATGTAAAGATTTCTTTGCAAAATATGCGATGGTAGAAGGATTTCCAATTTATGGAAATGATAATTACAAGGCACAATATATTTCAGAAAAATATCCAGAAGATGAAATCAAGTTTGATATTAAGAAAATTCGTCTAGTAACAATTGATATTGAGGTTGCTTCTGAAGGTGGATTTCCGAATGTTTTCGATTGTGCCGAAGAACTTCTTGCGATTACTCTACAAAACTATGCAACCAAACAGATTATTTGTTTTGGTTCTCGTCCTTATAATAATACCCGTAAGGATGTGATGTATGTAGAGTGTAGTGATGAAATCGATTTAATTCATAGATTTTTAGCATTTTGGGAAGAACAAACACCTGATGTTGTAACTGGGTGGAATTGTGAACTTTATGATATTCCTTATATTGCAGGAAGAATTGATAGAATACTTGGAGAAAAAGATGCTCGTCGTCTTTCTCCTTGGAAAAATATCCATAAAAAAGAAATTGTTATTAAGGGAAGAGAACAAATTTCTTATAGTATTGCCGGTGTTTCTGTAATTGATTATTTGGATTTATATAAAAAGTTTACTTATACAAATCAGGAAAGTTATCGTCTTGATCATATTGCAAACGTAGAACTGGGACAACAGAAGTTGGATCACTCTGAGTTTGAAACCTTTAAAGATTTTTATACTCAAAATTGGCAAAAGTTTATTGATTATAATATCAAAGACGTAGAACTGGTTGATAGGCTTGAAGATAAGATGAAGTTGATTGAACTTTGTTTTACGATGGCTTATGATGCAAAAGTCAATTATCAAGATGTTTTTTATCAAGTGCGAACTTGGGATGCAATTATTTACAATTATTTAAAAAAAAGAAACATTGTAATACCACAAAAAGATCGTTCTATAAAAAGTGATAAATTTGCTGGTGCTTATGTAAAAGAACCAAAACCAGGAATATACGACTGGGTTGTTAATTTTGACTTGAATAGTCTATATCCACATTTAATAATGGGGTATAATGTTTCACCAGAAACTTTATTAGACAAAAAGCACCCTACAGTATCTGTAGATAAAATTTTAAATAAGCAACTTGATTTTTCAGATTATAAAGATTATGCGGTATGTCCTAATGGAGCAATGTATCGTAAAGACATTCGTGGATTTCTTCCAGAACTAATGGAAAAAATGTATAATGATCGTGTGATTTATAAAAAGAAGATGCTTGAGGCAAAGAAACAATATGAAAAAACTCCAACTAAAAAATTAGAGAAAGAAATTGCTCGTTGTAATAATATTCAGATGTCAAAAAAGATTTCTCTCAATTCTGCCTACGGAAGTGTGGGAAATGAATATTTTCGTTATTATAAGTTAGCAAATGCTGAGGCAATCACAACATCAGGACAAGTTGCGATTCGTTGGATTGAAAATAAGATGAATTTGTATCTAAATAAACTTCTAAAGACAGATGGAGTTGACTATGTTATTGCTTCTGATACTGATAGTATTTACCTTCATATGGGTCCTCTGGTTGAAACTGTATACAAGGGAAGAGAGAAAACTACTGAAGGCATTGTTTCGTTCCTTGATAAGATCTGTGAAGTGGAACTTGAGAAGTATATTGAAGGTTGCTACCAAGAACTGGCAGATTATGTGAATGCTTATGCCCAGAAGATGCAAATGAAGCGTGAGAATATTGCTGATCGTGGTATCTGGACTGCTAAGAAGCGTTATATTCTAAATGTTTGGGATAGTGAAGGTGTTCGTTATGATGAACCAAAGCTTAAGATTATGGGAATTGAAGCAGTTAAATCTTCTACTCCTGCTCCTTGTCGTCAAATGATTAAGGAAGGTCTGAAGATAGTAATGAGTAAAACTGAAGATGAAATGATTTCTTATATAGATAGTTGTCGTGAAACTTTTAATGGTCTTTCTCCTGAAGAAATATCTTTTCCTCGTATGGTTTCGGATGTAAATAAACATAAAGCAGTTTCTACTCTTTATGGTAAGGGGACTCCAATTCATGCAAGAGGTGCTTTGATATACAATTATATGATTAAGGAGAAAGGATTGGATAAAAAATATGCACTCATTCAAAATGGTGAAAAGATCAAATTTTGTTATCTTAAACTTCCAAATCCAATTCGTGAGAACGTAATTGCATTCATTCAAATGTTTCCAAAAGAATTGGGACTGGACAAATATATTGATTATGAACTACAATTCAATAAAGGTTTCCTTGATCCAATGAAAGTTATCTTGGATGCAATTGGATGGAATGTGAAAAAAACAGTTAACTTGGAATTATTTTTTGTATAACTATGGACTTTTTAAAAGAAATTGTAAAAGAGATTGGTGGAGAATACACACAACTGGCATCAGAAATTGACGAAACTGAAACATATGTGGATACTGGCAGCTACATTTTTAACGCTCTTGTATCTGGTAGCATCTTTGGTGGTGTTTCTGGGAACAAGATTACTGCAATCGCAGGGGAAACTTCTACTGGAAAAACTTTCTTCAGTCTTGCCGTCGTTAAGAATTTCCTTATCAATAATCCTACTGGATATTGTTTGTATTTTGATACTGAAGCAGCAATCACAAAATCCATTTTGGAAAGCAGGGGAATTGACACAACTCGCCTGGTGGTTGTCAATGTAGTCACGATTGAAGATTTCCGTAATAAGACTTTGAAGGCAGTTGATTTATATCTAAAAAAATCTAAAGATGAAAGACGACCTTGTATGTTTGTACTCGACTCTTTGGGTATGCTTTCTACTAATAAAGAAATCACAGATACACTTGCCGAGAAAGATACTCGTGATATGACCAAGGCACAACTGATTAAGGGTGCGTTTCGTATGCTGACTCTTAAGTTGGGTCAGGCAAATATTCCTATGATAGTTACCAATCACACCTATGATAGTATGAGTCTTTATGGTGGTAAGCAAATGTCAGGTGGCTCTGGGCTGATGTATTCCTCATCTACAATCATATACTTATCCAAGTCAAAAGAAAAGGATGGAACAGAAGTTATTGGAAATATTATTAAAGCAACAACAAAAAAATCAAGATTAAGTAAAGAAAATAAGCAAGTTGAAATTCGCTTATTTTATGACGAACGTGGATTGGACAGATATTATGGACTTCTAGAACTTGGAGAGATTGGGGGTCTTTGGAAGAATGTAGCAGGTCGTTATGAAATTGATGGTAAGAAACTTTATGCAAAGGAGATACTAAAAAATCCAGAGAAATACTTTACGCCAGAAATAATGCAGGCACTTGATGAAACAGCCAAAAAGGAATTTAGTTATGGCAACGCTTAGTAATTTAATTCAAGTTTATGATAATGTGCTTGAAGAAAATATATGTGATTTTTTAATTAATCTATTCGAACAAGTTCCAGAAAAACAACAACGGGTAGATAATGAAAGAAAACCAAACTTCACTCAATTTAATCTTACGGAAAATTGTAATCTTAATGAGGAAGTAACTCAAGTTCATAATCATCTTATCCAAAAAACATTTGATTATCGTAATCAATATTATGAAATGGTAGATGGTAGAGTATTTCCAGAACAACATGCATTTGAGCAATTTCGTATTAAACGATATAATAATGATGGAAATGATTTATTTGATACTCATGTTGATGTAACTGATTATGAAACATCAAGAAGATTTTTATCTTTTTTGTGGTATCTTAATGATGTCGAGGTTGGGGGGGAAACACAATTTGTTGATATGATGATTAAACCAAAGAAAGGAAATCTTCTTGTATTTCCTCCCCTCTGGATGTTCCCACATGCTGGACTAATTCCAATTAGTTCCCCAAAATATATTATTAGTACATATCTACACTATAAGTAATGGAAAAAATTGAAACTACTATTCTTCGTAATCTTCTTTTTAATAATGAATATTGCAGAAAAGTATTGCCTTTTATTAAATCTGAGTATTTTGAAAATCTTCACGAGAAAGTAGTTTTTGAAGAGATTTGTAAGTTTATTGTTGCTTATGAAGAACTTGCTACAAAAGAAGTTCTTCTAATTGAAACTGAAAAAAGAACTGATATTACAGAAGATACCTATAAAACTATTTGTGATTATGTTTCTAAACTTGATGATGGACACGCAGATTTAGAATGGGTAACTGATACTACCGAAAAATGGTGTCGTGATAGAGCAATTTATCTTGCTTTGATGGAAAGTATCAAAATTGCTGATGGTCAAGATGAAAAGAAAAACAGAGATGCTATTCCAAGTATTCTTCAAGAAGCATTGGCAGTTGGTTTTGATAATAATATTGGACACGATTATCTAAATGATTTTGAAAAACGATTTGATTTTTACAACCGAAAGGAGGAAAAATTACCTTTTGATTTAGAGTATTTTAATAAAATTACTGGAGGTGGAACATCAAAGAAAACTTTGAATGTGATACTTGCTGGACCAAATGTGGGTAAAAGTTTAACACTTACTCATTTAGCATCATCGTTTTTACTTCAAGGAAAGAATGTTCTTTATATTACTCTTGAAATGTCGGAAGAGAAAATTGCCCAACGAATAGATGCTAATTTATTAAATGTAAATATTGGGGATATATCTGGACTTCCTAAATTAATGTTTGAAAATAAAGTTAAATCTTTAATGAAAAAAACAATGGGAAGATTAATTATTAAAGAATATCCAACTTCATCTGCTCATTCTGGTCATTTTCGAACTTTACTGAATGAACTTTCATTAAAGCAATCTTTTGTTCCTGATGTGTTATTTGTGGATTATTTGAATATATGTACATCTAGTCGTTATAGTAAAAATTATTCTGCGAACTCATATACTATTGTTAAATCTATTGCCGAAGAACTTCGTGGTTTGGCAGTAGAACACAATTTTCCATTATGGACTGCCACACAACTTACTCGTAGTGGTTATAATAGTTCTGATCCGGATATGTCTGATACTTCGGAAAGTTTTGGACTCCCTGCGACTGCCGACACTATGATTGGTATGATAAGAACTGATGAGTTGGATCAATTAAATCAAGTGATGTTTAAGCAAATTAAAAATAGAGATAATGATGTATCAGTCAATAAGAGATTTGTTGTTGGAATAGACAGGTCAAAAATGAGACTATATGATGTAGAACAAAATGCTCAAAAAGATATACTTGACTCTGGAAAAGAAGAAGAGTATACTTATGATGAAAACCAAAACCAAAGTAAATTTTCAGGATTTAAATTCTAATGTCTAATAATATTGAACCAAGTAAGTATATTGAGTTTGTAAAGCAGACTACTAGTGAAGCAAGTAGTAAGTATTCCAGTCTTACTGCTCGTTTGGACGAATTAGGAACATTGGGTGCTGATGTTCCTCGTCTTTTGACTGCTGCATTTGGTATAAGTGCCGAAGCAGGGGAATTTACTGAAATTGTGAAGAAAATGTTTCTTCAAGGTAAACCTTACAATGAAGACAATATCATTCATATGAAGAAGGAAGCAGGAGATATTTTATGGTATATGTCGCAGGTATGTATTGCTTTAGATACTACATTTGAAGAACTAATGGAAATCAACTATCAAAAGTTATCGACAAGATATCCAGAAGGAACATTTGATGTTTATAGAAGTGAAAATCGTAAGGAAGGAGATTTGTGAATACAGCAACCTGGCCTTATAATCATAGACATTCTTCGGAACTATGGGATATTGCTGCTGAAATACTTACAGAACTTTCCAGAAGGGATGAAGTTGAGTATAGAGTTAAAGCAACATCAGAATCCGTCCAAGAAAAGATAAGAAATCTATAATAGATATATTCCCCCTTTCTAAATATAAGAAAGGGGGACTTATTATATGGAAAATGCAAATGTTTCTGAAAGAATGTCTGCTGGTTATGATAAAAATATAGATTTAATAAAAGAAAAGAGAGGTTCATTAAATGCAGATCCATCAGCATCTCAACAAGAAAAAGCATCTGTTTGGATTTTTAATAAAGTTGTAAGAAATACCGATAGAAGTAAAGTATATACAACAGTAGATGGTATTAAAAATGATAAAGATTATGGTGAGTTAAAAAAAATATTTGGGGGAGATATTCCATATGATTGGTTGCAATCATATTTAAAACAACAAGAAAAAATTTTTAATATATACGCAAGTCCAGAATGGGATGTATTTGAATATAGAGGTTCTGGAACTTTTAGAAATTTTATTGAAGATAAAGTAAAAAGTTTGGGAATAACAAAAATTGCAGATTGGTCTCCTGTTGATATTTGGTTAGTTAAAGATAAACAAAAAGTAGAAGATGAAATAAATCAACATATTGGAAAAAATGGAATTACTGGTGGACAGACAATAGACCAATTGAATGATATATTGAGGCAATTATTTAAAGAAAAAAGAGTTGTTGGTATATCCTTAAAGAAAGTATCAGGCAAAAAAGCTGTATTTGAAGAAGTTAATATTAGAATTGGAAATCAAAGAATATTAAAAAAAGCAAAAAAACAATACACAACTTCAAAATCTAACACTAAACTTAAATTAGATTTATCTTTGAAAAAAGGAGGACAAATTGCACTGGGTACAAAAGATTTATATATTACTCTTGGAACAAAATATATATTTCAAATTAAAAGTAATAGTGGACCTTCTCGGTTTAGCAATTTAAAGTTTGAAGGAAGTATACCAGGATCTTCTGCGAGAGGTGGAAAGGCACAAGTCGATAAAGTTATAGATTTATTAAAAAGTAATGGATTGAATTTTGATAATAAACATCAAAACTATCCAAAAAACCTGGAAGAATTTAAAAAATCAAAAGATGAATATGCTTTGATGTTTGAAAAAATTAAAACATTATGTACTACTAATATTAGAACAAAAGATGATTTTATTTTAACATTTGAAAGTTTATTTTCTTCATCTAAACAGAATATACATTTAGCAAATAGTAAATTGATGCAATTGAATTTTATTTATCAGGTCCTTACATTAAAACCAAATCAAAAATATGAAGAATTTTGGACTGATATGTTTTGGTTGTCTATTAGAAAAGGTCCAAAATTTGGACCTCACGGAAAACTTTACTGAATAATAAGAATAAATAACTAAAAATACTACATAAATGAAGACATTTGTCCAGTTCATCAAAGAAGCCACAGAAACCCTTGCATCTACCGAAGCAAAGAATAGGGGTCTTGTGGGTGATGGGCACGGGGATTGGTATGATAAGCAGGGGAAGTTAATAGCAAAAACAGTTGGCGGAAAGTTAAAGTACTTTGGGCAAGGTGGTGCTGATACACAACAAACAACGGCATCACAACAGTCGTTAGCATCACAGCAGCAAACAATACCACAACAACAAACACAAGTAGCACAAGACCAACAACAAGAGCAGCAACCAAATGGTATTGTTATTTTACTTGGAAGATTTAATCCACCATCTAAAAATCACGAAGCATTATTAAGAGCAGGTTATAGTCAAGCAACAAGAAGAGGATATGAATATCGCATTTATCCAAGTCGTATTCAAGATGGAAGTTCAGATCCACTCAATCCGCAACTAAAGATTTCTTATATGAAATCGATGTTTTCTAAGTATGCTGATTATATTGTGGATAGTGATGAGATACGAACTATTTTTGATGTTTTAGGTTCTGTTTATAATGATGGATATACTGATGTAGTGATTGTAGTCGGACAAGATAGGCTTGGAGAGTTTCAAAGTTTAGCACATAAGGGTGAAGGTCAGGATTATCAGTTCAATAGTATTGAAGTTGTTTCTTCTGGAATAAAAGACCCAGATAGTGATATAGAAGGTGCTGGTTCTTCCGCGATGATGAGAACTGCTGCTGCGATGGGTGATTATGAAAAGTTTTCAACTGGATTGCCACCATCGATGAGAATAAGTGAAAAACAAGAAATGTTTAATACTGTAATGAAATCTATGAAGGTTTCTGAAGATACTGAACTTTGGAAAATTGCTCCTGAACTTGATTTTAATGGATTAAGGTGGGAATATAAAAATAATGGTTTATTTGATGTTGGTTGTTTGGTAGAAAACTTAAATACTGGATTGGTTGGAAGAATACTTCGTCGTGGAGCAAATCATTTGATATGTGTAACGAATGAGGGAGTAATGTTTAAGAGTTGGTTAAAGGATTTGAGAGAAGTACAAGAGATTGGCACTTGTTCTTATAGAGCACACGCACAATCTATGACACCTGGACAACCAGTAGTTTCATATACGGATGTAGAGATTAAACCGACTATACCAAAGAAAAACATAAATACCAGTAGGAATAAAGTATCAAAAGTAAAATGAGAACTTGGAAGGAAGTTATAAAAGAAGCAACTGCTGCTGAAATCAGAAGAGCAGGAGAAGCAGCATTACGAGATGAAAGAAAAAAGAATAAAGAAGAAAAGACACAAAAAGGCAAATCTTCTTATCAAGATTACTTGGAAAGACAACTTGCCTTTAAAAGGCAAAAATATGAGGATCAAAAGAAAGCACAACTTAACAGATTAAAAAAAGGAAATGTCAAGAAGAACGTAGATGCCGCAAATTCATCGATTTCGGGAATTAAAACACAACAGATTTCTGATAAGGATAAAGAGGGTACTGCTTACGCAAAGGCACTTGGAAATGTAGGTTCTGCTGCTGCTGGAGTTGGTGGTGCTGTTGTTCACGGTGTAAAAGCATTAGCAGCAAAAAGAAAAGCAGATGCAGAAGCAAAGGCAGCAGAAGGCAATCAACCAGAAAAGAAAGAAAGACAAACAGCAGGAAGACCTACTGCACCTAAACCACCAACACCAGGAACTTCTGGAACTACACCTAAACCACCAACACCAGGAACTTCTGGAACTTCTGGAACTGCACCAAACCCACAAGCATCATCAGTGTTCTCAAAACCTGTTGCAAAAATGCCGACCATAGGGAAGTGGAATTATCCTATTACCCAGCAAGCCAGGAAAATCTTCACTGCCAATCACCCCCCTCGTGATGCCAGGTCGATGCCGGGGTCCCGAGGGATAAAAACACCTATTACTAGGGCAATTGATAAGACCTTATCAGAAGAAGAATATTCCAACTGGAGAGAGGAACTTATTATTGAAGTTGAGGATAATAAGGGGAAAATAGAAAAGAAAAAAATTGTTGATGTGATGCCAAAAGATGCAACAAATAAAATTGACATCAATCCAAATGAAACTTCAATTAAAGAAGCATATAAAGATGAGGAAGGTGGAATGGCTCATAATGAACTTTCCACGATGGAAAGAGCAATCAAATCACTTCGTAAAAAAATAAAGGCACCAAATCAACAACTTCCTGCCTGGGTTCAATCTAAAATCTCAAAGGCAACAGATTATATTGATACTGCTGCTGATTATATGGCAAGTGAAACTAAACTAAAAGAAGAAGGTCCTGTATTATCGGTTGGAAGAGGGGAAAAACTTTCAGTAGAAAGAGGTGGTGGACTTACTAAAAAAGGTAGGGATAAATACAATCGTGCTACTGGTGCTCATCTTCAAGCACCTGTAACTGGTGATGTAAAACCAGGAAGTAAGGCAGCAAAACGTCGCAAAAACTTCTGCTCCCGTAGTAGAAGTTGGAAGGGCGAAAGAGGATTAGCAGCAAGAAGACGTTGGAAGTGTTAAAAATATCAAAATTTTATAAATAATCCAGGACACAAACACGGAGATAAAAAAATGAAATTTCTAGTATCTGTTGTAAAGCCTATTATTCTTCAGGCTGCTCAATCACGTCAAGTTAAAGAACTCGTAGTTCAATTAATAGAAAGATATGTAAAAGCAACTGATAATGATATTGATAATGTGATTTTTGCAACAGTTAAAGCTGCTCTTCTTAAGTGACAGCCGCAATAGCTTGTGTTTTTTATAATTACGGATTTACTCTTTTTTTAGCCATTTGCCTTGCCATTTCTGAATGGTTGGGTGCTAATAAAAAAATAAAACAATCCGCTATTTATGAAGTTATAATCAACTTTTTACGACATTCACTCAATAAAAAATAGTTTTATTGGGGAGTAAACAACTCCCCATTTTTTATAAATACTTTTAGGAAAACTTACGGAAGAAAAGAATGGCACTCTGGGGCATTTCAACAACAACCGAAACTGCGGCAAATAATTATAACATTCCAAAGTTTATGCACATCGTTGACAAAAACATTACAGGGCATAATGTTTTTGCTGATGGTAGAGGATGGATACACAGACACTACAAGAGTTCTGAAAACTCTGGAATTAGCACCAGGTATTATGATGAGGTTTTAGTTCCTGTTGCTGGTCTGAATACTGCTGGTAGTGGTGCAGGTACTAAAGGACACGGAAATTCTACTCCAGTAGCAGTTTTCTTCGAAGATCCAAATAAGGCATCACCAATCTCTGTTGGTGGTGGTGGAACTACTGGTATTGCTACTAATACTAGTGGATACGTTCATCTTGTTTATAATGAATTGGTTTATGTTTCTGCCGGAGCAACAGTTAGAATTCGTACCTTTGATGCTAATAATGTAAATGAAAGCACTGCAATTGTTGCAACAGCAGCATCAGTTTCACCTGGAGTAGCAGTTGTTAATTATGTAAATGACAGAGGATTAACTGCTTTTACAAATTACAACGGACAAATCACCAACAGAATAGCATTTGCATTCACTACACCAAGTACTGTTTTGACTGCAAACGTTCCATTCACAACATCAGTAACTACAGCAGGACAAACTGTTGCGATTGGTGGAACTAATATCTTTGTTGACTCAGTAACGGGTGTTTCTATTGGAAGTTCCCTTACCGTAGCAGGTAAACTTACAAATGTTTCTGTTGTTGCTGTTGGAACTACTTCTGTTCAAATTGGAACAGCAAGTACAATTGCTTCAACAATTACTGCAGGACTTGGAGTTACATTCAGCACAAGAACAAATGCTACAAAGATGTTTATTGATATGAGCAGAGGATTTATTGGTGTTGGTACTGATGGTGCAACTGGCATTGGTATTGTAAGTTCATTTACTTCTGATCTTATTCGTCAAGTAGGTGGTGCTGGAACTTATCTTTCTGTACAGAAAGATGGAGTAACTGCTGTTGGTCTTGGAACAACTACATTAACAGTTAAATAATATACAACATGAAATTTGATGAATTGAATGAAGAGAATTATATAATCTTTGCAATTAAACATTATGAAAATCCTCAAGCAGTTACGCAAGAGGATTTTTTTGAGGATATGAAAAGATTTAAATGGATTAAACGACTTTTAAACAAATATAAGAATACTGGCGAATTGAATAATCATTTGATTATTAATCATTTCATGGTTCTTTATAATGTATTTGGTGAAGCTACAACACCTTTATTGTTTTATAAAATCAATAAAGACCTTTGGGGTGTTTTAAAAACGTTTGTTATGTATTTGGGAAGATTACCTGAATACCCAAAATCTACAATACACGATATTCCAATTGATATTGAATGTCTCAAAACATTAAATCAAATCTAATGCAAGAAGAAAATCTTTTAAAAATTATTGAAATTATTCGTAATCTTCGTGAAGAAGGAATTGCAGCAGCTGGAGTTCCAACTAATAATGCATCTAGTGGAAATATTGCAGGTTTACCACCAGATCAACCACCAGTTGATTTAAGAAAAAAAAAATATAAAAGATTACCATTTTTATACAAAGACATTTTTAGGAGAAAGAAAAATGTTTAACCAAGGAGCATCGACTGACACTAAAGTTGCAGTCCTTGAAGAAAAAGTTTCTATTTATGAGCAGATGATGAGAAAAATCGAAGATGCAATTTTTGCCATTAGCGAAACAAGTCAAGGCATTTCTAAAATGCTTGCAATACATGAAGAAAGGTTAGAGCAAGGCATAAGATCTGACGAAGTGATCATTAAAATGATTGATGATCTCAAAAAAACAGTAGAAGCAGAAGATGTAGATTTGAGTGATAGAATTGATGAAATTGTAGAAAAAAGTCACGATAGGATGGATACTATTGATAAAAAAGTTGAAGAAATAAAAAAAATTAAATGGATGACTGTTGGTGTTGGATTATTTGCTGCTGTAATTGCTGGTGCAATTTCTACACTAGCTTCTGGTCTCTTGACACCAAGTGAAATGGGCATTAAGATGGAGCACAGATATGTTCCATCTCCCGAAAATATTACAAAATGAGTTTTATTGATGAAAAATACATTTCATTAGTTTCATCCAGGCTTCAAAAATTTACAAAGAAAAAATCAGGTTTATATAATTTCCGTTGTAACTATTGCGGTGACTCTGAAAAACAAAAGAGCAAAGCTCGTGGATACTTATATCAAATAAAGAATGATTATAACTTTAAGTGTCATAACTGTGGCGTATCACGAACTTTTACTAATTTTTTAAAAGATATTGATACTGTTCTTTATGATCAGTATGTGATGGAAAGGTATAAGAGTGGTTTGACTGGAAAAAGATCAAATACTCCAGAACCAGATATTAAGTTTGAAAAACCTTCGTTCAAGAAAAAAAGTCTAAATCTTCAAACTATAGCAGAACTAAATACAGAACATCCAGCAAGAGCATATTTAGAAAAAAGACAAATACCAGAAAAATTTCTACGTGAACTGTATTATTGTGAAAAATTTAAAGAATGGACAAATACACAAAAACAGACCTTTAACTCAGTTCAATATGATGAACCTAGAATTATTATTCCTTTAATAAAGGATGGTGAAATCTTTGGATATCAAGGTAGAAGTTTAAGTAAATCATCAAAGGTCAAATACATTACAATTATTTTGGATGAACATCAACCAAAAGTATTTGGTTGGGATACAATTGATTGGAATAGAACAGTTTATATTGTTGAAGGACCTTTTGATAGTATGTTTTTGAATAATGCTATTGCTATGGTTGGTGCTGATATGGATTATATGTTTTTTATTCAAAATTATGATGTTGAATTCGTATTTGTTTATGATAATGAAAAAAGAAATAAAGAAATGATAGCAAGAGTCGAAAAGACAATTGATATGAAATTTCCCGTGGTGATTTGGCCACAAGACTTGAAATATAAGGATATTAATGATATGATATTAGAAGGACTTGATGTAGAAAAAATCATAAAGGGGAATACTTTTATGGGATTAGAAGCAAAGGCAAAACTTATCGGATGGAAACGAGTATGAGCAACAATACAAATGTTATCAAAAGAGGTGGCAAGATTGAACATCTTGATCTCGACAAACTTCATATCATGGTTGAAGAAGCATGTAGAGACCTTGCAGGTGTTTCTGCATCTCAAGTAGAAATACAATCAGGAATTCAGTTTTATGATGGAATTACGACTGCCGAAATACAAGAGATTTTAATTCGTTCCGCATCAGATTTAATTGATTTAGAAAATCCAAACTATCAATATGTTGCTGCTAGACTTCTTTTATTTTCTGTTCGTAAATCTTTATATGGAAAAATTCAAGAGCATCCAGACTTTTTTACACATATTCAGTCTTGTGTAAATCTTGGAGTTTATGATTCTGAAATTTTATCATTATATACAGAAGAAGAACTCAATCGTCTTGGTTCTTTTATTAAACATAGTAGAGATTATCTATTTACTTATGCCGGTCTCCGTCAGGTAGTTGATAAGTATTTGGTACAAGATCGCAGCAATTCAAAGGTATATGAAACTCCGCAGTTTATGTATATGATGATTGCGGCAACAATCTTCTCTAAATATCCAAAAGAGACTCGTTTAGATTACATCCGTAAATACTATAATGCAATCTCAAGACACCGAATCAACATTCCAACCCCCATTATGGCAGGGGTCAGAACCCCACTTCGTCAATTTGCATCTTGTGTTCTGGTTGATGTTGATGACACCCTAGATAGCATCTTTAGCAGTGATATGGCTATTGGCAGGTATGTATCACAAAGGGCTGGTATAGGTATCAATGCAGGTCGCATTCGTGGCATCAACAGTAAGATTAGAGGAGGAGAAGTTTCTCATACAGGTGTTATCCCTTTCCTCAAAAAGTTTGAATCAACTGTTAGGTGTTGTACTCAAAATGGAATTCGAGGTGGGAGTTCGACAATATTTTTTCCAATATGGCATCAGGAAATAGAAGATATATTAGTTCTTAAAAATAACAAAGGGACAGAAGATAATCGTGTTCGTAAACTAGATTATGGTATTCAATTGAGTAAGTTATTTTATGAAAGATTTATTCAAGATGGTGAGATTACGCTTTTCTCCCCGCACGATGTACCTGGACTATATGATTCTTTCGGAACAGACAAGTTTGACTCTCTATACATTGAGTATGAAAATAACCAATCTATTCCGAAGAAAACAATAAAAGCACAAGAACTTATTCTCAATCTTCTCAAAGAAAGAGCAGAAACCGGTCGTATTTATATTATGAATATAGATCATTGTAACTCTCATAGTTCCTTTAAGGATACGGTAAATATGAGTAATCTTTGTGTTTCCGGAAACACTTTGATTTGGATCAAACATAATCTTGATGATTATTCGGACAATACTATTGTCGGTGATTGTAATGATAAAATGACTGAAATTAAAATTAAAGATTTGGACGAATATGTGAATAATTTATTTGTTAAAAATCTTGAAGTTCTTTCATATGATATTGAAACTGGTGAGAATAAATGGGCACCAATAACTGCATTTGCAGAAACATCACCAAAAGCAAAGGTAATGAAAATTACTGATGAAGAAAGTGGTAAAAGTATTGTAGTCACACCAGAACACAAAGTATTTACGAAAAATCGTGGATATGTACTGGCAAAAGACCTAACTGAAACTGATGAGTTGGTAATTAATTGATAGGGAGTGTAATGTCTATATCTTATAAATAGTTATGAGATTACACTTCCTATTATGAAAACATATATTGTGTATAAAATCACCAATACAAAAAACGGAAAACCTTACATAGGAAAAACTGAATATTCTTTGGAACATCGTTGGCATCGTCATTTATCATCGGCAAAAAATGGTTCTAAATTTAGATTTCATTCTGCTATTAGAAAATATGGTGAAGATTGTTGGGACTTATCTGTGATTGAAACTTATCAAACAGAAGATGAAAATCTTATCAACGAAAAAGAATCTCATTTTATTAACCTTTTTGAAAGTGATACTAAAAAAGGATATAATGCCACTTCAGGTGGAACGGGTGGTTGGATGCTCCCAAGATGCTCTCAAGAGGTCCAGGATGAGTGGAGAAATGGTGTTATAATTAGAAATACTGGTTCCGGTAATCCAAATCATTCTGGTTATACTGACGAGCAACTTATAGAAATTGGAGTAAAGTTTGCTAAAAAATATGGGTTTATTGCTGGAAGAAAAAGAATAGTTGATTTTGCTATTAATGAATTAGGTGTAAAATTTCCCAAAAGTTTTTCCAAAAATAGATTTGAAGGAAACCACCAAAACTATTATAAATTTATTGAAGAAAAAACTGAATTGGTGTATAATCCTTATTACAGGGACGAATCTCAAAGACAACTTGCTAGAAAACTTTTAGAACAAAACAGGAGAAAAAAATGTTAAAGATTGAATATCTTGAAGAAGAAATACCAGTTTATGATATAACTGTAGAAGGAACTCACAATTTCTTTGCAAATGATATTTTGGTTCATAATTGTATGGAAATCACACTTCCAACAATACCGTTTCAGCATATTGATGACGATGGACCAGAAGAAATCGCAACTTGCATTTTGAGTGCATTGAATGTTGGTAAAATCAAATCAGATGAAGAACTTGAAGAACTCTGTGACCTTGTTGTTAGAGGACTTGAAGAACTGATTGATTATCAACATTATCCAGTCAAGGCAGCAGAAAACTTTACAAAACGTCGTAGAGCATTAGGTGTGGGATTTATTGGTCTTGCACATTATCTTGCCAAACTTGGATTTGCCTATGATTCACAAGAGGCATGGGATGCAGTTCACGGACTTTCGGAATCATTTCAATATTTTCTTCTTAAGGCATCTAATAAGATTGCTCAAGAAAAAGGATATTGTGAATACTTCGGACGCACCAAATATTCTGATGGAATTCTTCCGATTGATACTTATAAAAAAGATGTAGATGAGATTGGTAACATTCCCCTTCAACACGACTGGGAAGCACTGCGAGCATCCATATCTCAATATGGATTGAGACACTCCACATTATCTGCTCAGATGCCCTCAGAAAGTAGTAGCGTAACATCAAACGCAACAAATGGTATTGAACCTCCTCGTGGATATTTGTCGGTAAAACAATCTAAAAAGGGACCACTCAAACAAATTGTTCCCCAGTACACAACTCTGAAAAATAACTATACTTTACTTTGGGATATGAAATCTAATCGTGGATATATTAATATTGTTGCCGTGATGCAGAAGTTTTTTGACCAGGCAATATCGGGAAATTGGTCTTATAATCCAGAAAATTATCCAGACAACGAAGTTCCTGTAAGTGTAATGGCAAATGATTTTCTCACCACATATAAATTAGGTTGGAAGACCTCTTATTATCAAAACACCTATGATGGGAAGACGGATGATGCAAAAGAAGAAAAGGTAAATAATATTAGTGACTTAGTAAATGAAATTTTAAGTTCAGGAGAAGAAGATTGTGAAAGTTGCAAAATTTAGAGTTCACTCGCAAACACCAAAAATGCTCAAAGGAATAACCGTCTTTAACACTAATGACGTTGATTTTAAAAAGCAACAAATGTTTTTTGGAAAACCTCTAGGAATTCAAAGATACGATTCTTATAAGTATCCAATTTTTGATAAGTTAACTCAACAACAACTTGGTTTCTTTTGGAGACCAGAAGAAATCTCGTTACAAAAAGATCGTGGAGATTATCAAACACTAAGACCAGAACAAAAACATATTTTCACTTCTAATTTGAAGTATCAAATTATGTTGGACTCTGTTCAAGGTCGTGGACCTGGAATGGCATTTACACCTTACTGTTCACTTCCAGAACTTGAGGCATGTATGACGGTATGGCAATTTATGGAAATGATACATTCTAGATCTTATACTTATATTATTAAGAATGTTTATTCTGATCCATCAGAAGTTTTTGATACTATTCTAAATAATGAAAAGATATTAGAAAGAGCAGCATCAGTTACTGGTGCTTATGATGACTTTATTAATTCTGCACATTCTTATGGAACTTCCAATGATTGGGAATTTGCAAATGAAGGTGTTCCTTATGGAACTGATGCAAGAATTGAATTAAAACGAAAACTATATCGTGCAGTTGCGAATGTAAACATTTTAGAGGGGATTAGATTTTATGTCTCGTTTGCGTGTTCTTTTGCGTTTGGGGAACTTAAACTCATGGAGGGATCTGCCAAAATTATCTCTCTTATCGCAAGAGATGAAAATCAGCATCTTGTCATCACTCAAAATATCATCAACAAATGGAATGATGGGGATGATCCAGAGATGCAGAAGATTGCTAAGGAGGAACAAGAATGGGTAAGACACGCATTTATAACTTGTGTAAATGAAGAAAAACTATGGGCAGAATATTTGTTCAAAGATGGTTCTATGATAGGTTTAAATGATAAACTACTTGGAAATTATGTTGAGTGGATTGCAAATCGTAGAATGAAAGCAATTGGGTTGAAACCTGAATATGATATTGCATCAAAGAACAATCCACTTCCTTGGACTGAACATTGGATTAATTCTAAATCAGTTCAAGTTGCACCACAACAAACTCAAATTTCAAGTTATTTGGTTGGTGGAATTAAACAAGATATGAAAAACGATAGTTTTACTGGGTTTAAACTTTAATTGATTTTTGAGACCGAAGTTGTATATTATATTGGGCAGCAACTTGTGTCTTGGCGGATATAGTTGCGTAAGTCCCACTTTTTTACTATAAATAATAGTAAGTCAACGCCAAGACACAATGAACGAATATTATACTTACGCTTATTTGCGTAAAGATAGGACTCCCTATTATATTGGTAAAGGTAAGGAATATAGAGCATACTTTAAGTGTAAAGGTGAAATGCAACCACCTAAAGATAAAACCAGAATAATTTTTCTCAAACAAAACCTAACAGAAGAAGAGGCATTCAAGCACGAAATCTATATGATTGCCGTGTTTGGTAGAAAAGATTTAGGAACTGGTATTCTTCATAATAAAACTAATGGTGGAGAAGGTTCTTCTGGTATTATTAGAAGTGAGGAAACTAGAAGAAAATTAAGTGAAATAAACAAAGGCAAAATCCTCACAGAAGAAACCAAAAGAAAAATGAGTGAATCAAAAAAAGGTAAAAATCATCCTACTTATAATAAAATAATCTCGCAAGAAACCAGACAAAAATTAAGTGAATCCCATAAGGGAGAAAAAAATCATTTTTATGGTAAAAAACATTCTTCAGAAACAAGAGAAAAAATGAAACTTGCCTGGGAAAAAAGAAAAAATGAAAAGAAAGTTTAGAATATCACTACCAGAAGATAAATGTGTAATAAAACTTCAAAAGTATTGCGAATTCTCTTCTACTTTATTAAAAATTCCTGTAGTATCTAAACCTCTATGTGCCGACGCAAACTGCCACAATAATGTAAATCATTATGTGAATACTTATGGTGGAGAAAAGATAAGTGGATATTATCTAATTACGGACGTTGATAATGATAATTATGGATGTGCGATATATCATAGTATTTGGAAAAACACTTATGGTGATTTGATAGATATAACACCATTTGATGATGGAAGAGAATATAATATATTTTCTGTTTTGAATACTGTAGAATATTACTCTGGTATTTTGTATGATGGGTATGAGTATGTAATATTAAATATTGGAATGAATGTGTTATAAGATTTAGGGGGCAAATGCCCCCTTTTTTTATAAATAAATAAAAACCATAAAAATAGTATGTCTAAATTTTACACGGAAGGAAAGGCATCTGACCACCCTGATGTTGCTGGACAAACAGAGTTCAAGAAAAGAGCAGATCAAGAACTTCAAAGAAGAAGACAAGAAAGAGTAAAGAAAGCAGGACCACAACTTCCTGGATTTTTAAGGAAAGAAGAGTTTGAGTTATCTGAAGAAGAGATGACCAAATCCAACAAGAACAAAGAAACACAATTAAAGAAGAAATATGACCCTTCTGGTATGAAGGCAAGTATGATAAAGCAGTATGGACCAGAGAAAGGAAAGCAGGTATATTTTGCGACCATACGTAAGCAAGCAATGGGCGAAGCACTCGTTGAGTTTGGTTTTGCCGAAGATTATGATGCGGCAGATAATATGTTTGATGGTTTGAGTGAAGAGTTTGTTGAATTCATTTTTGAAGAGTATATTGAAGAAAAAGCAAGAGGAACTAGAAAGAAGACCACAGCACACGCATATGATATGGATGAGACCTTGTTTGGTCATGATCATTCAAAGGTCAAGGTACATGTCCATAATGAAAAGGGAGAGAGAGTTCAAAGTTTGAGCAATCAAGAATTCAATACTCACAAACTTCCAAAGGGTCATTCTTATAACTTTGATGAATTCAGAAGTTCGGAGGTTTTCAAAAAGTCAGCAAAACCTTTGAATAAGATGATTAAGCATTTGAAAAATAAGCAGGCAAGAGGACACGATGTTCATATTGTGACTGCTCGTTCTGATATGGACGATAAGGAAGCATTTGCGAAACATCTTTCTAAGTATGGCGTTAATATCAAACCAGGAGAGGGCGGAAAGAAAGAAGGACACGTTCACGTACATCGCACAGGAAATCTTCCAGGTTCTGATGTTGGTGTAAAGAAGAGAGATACACTTCAAGGTTTAGCACAAAAACACGGATATAAAAAAATCCATATGTATGATGATGCCGCAAAAGTACATAAAGCAGTTCAACATACACCAGGAGTTGAGGTCAAAACTCATATGGTAAAACCAAGAGGAAAGTCCGGTGAAGTACGAGCACGTTCTTTTAGGGCAACTGAAACACAAAAAGAAGAGTGTTATATTGATTTTGGAATTAATAATGTACAAGAACTAAGAGAAGTAGATATAACACCTTATGAGTATTGGAAAGAATTTATAAGATAAATAATAGTTAGGAAAACTACTTAAAATAAAAAAAATGAACGAACAGGATTTTAGTTCTTCCAATCCAAAAATTTGGGCTTCATCAAAAACTCTTCGTGACATATCTGAAGCATATTCTAGTGTTTATGAGAAGAAGGAATACGAACCATCCAGGGACCAAGACGGGGATAATGATAATGACTTTGCCGATAATATGATTGCTCGAATGGTTGCTTCTGGTATGTCTCGTGAAGAAGCAATCAAGAAGGTAAAGAATAAGGATTATAACAAAAAAGATGGACTAGATGAAGCAACGCGGATGGCTAAGAGAGGTCATGATGAAACCGAAATTCGTAATAGGATTGCTAGAAACACAAGAGGTGGAGATGCTGCTGATAGAGCAACTGCTTTAGCAGATAAAGAAACTTATGGTGATAGTAAAAAGAAAAAAGGTAGAGAGGAACTTGCTAGAAAGCAAAGAGGAGATTTCCGTGACACCACTTCTTCAAATCCCGGTCTTCACGGTTATGCATACAGGTCTGATGATCCGAAAGTAAAAGAACTACAAAAAGCAAGAGGAGCACAAAGAGGTAGACTGACCCCTAAAGAGAAAAAGCAACTCAATAGAGAGGCATATGAGATTTATGAAGTTGTATTGAATCATTTGCTTGAAAGTGGTTTTGTGGATAGTGAATATAACGCAAATATTGTGATTGAAAATATGAGTTCGGAATGGTTAAACGAAATTCTAAAAGAAGAAACTAACTGATAAGATATACAAATATTAAAATATATAAAGCACTCTTGACAGAGTGCTTTTTTATGACTAAAATAACTCTGTGGGTTTTGAGAAAATACTTGTATCTATAAATACATCAAGCTTACTTAGAGACCCTATTGGCAACATACGATAATCCTTGGTTATATAATAATGAACCTTTTGAGACAAATGATATCCAAGATTACTTTGGGTTTGTATATCATATACGAAATACTTGTAATACTAGGTGTTATATTGGAAGAAAGTATTTTTGGTCTTTTAGAAAAGATAAAGGAAAAAAAAGAAAAAGTAAAAGAGAAAGTGATTGGAAAAACTACTATGGAAGTTGTCCAGAACTCAAAGAAGATATAAAAGTATTTGGAAAAGATAAGTTTGAAAGAACTATAATAAGTCTTCATAAGACATTAGGTAAGACAAATTTTGAAGAAACAAAACAATTATTTTTGAATAATGTTTTGAGTGAAGCACTTGACGATGGAATGCCAAAGTATTACAATAGTAATATTCTTGGAAGATATTATAGGAAAGATTATTTTAATGAACAAATCAGAAATGAAAAATCTATGTGATAATATTATTGATTATTATCTTGAAATGATGAATACTCACATTAAATATGGAAGAAGAAAGGAAGCAGAAAGTTTACATAGAGAGATACGAGAATGGATTATACAAAAAGATAATTGTGATGTATTCTTTTTAAATCATATTGAACCTTTTATGAGATAATGTTGACATAAGATAAATAATCACTTATAATGTTAAGGCACGATTAAAGTGTCTTTATTATGAGATTTTGAGTGCGACTTAGAGCCGTGGGTAATGCCTCCCGAGAGGGTGTGGAAATTCTCCTTTACCTATACGGATGCCGAATTCTATTAAAATTAATGCTATTACAAACAGTTACATCTCTTTCATTTACTGTGGCATCTGCCTTCAGTTCACCTTTGCTTCTTCCAGTTTATGCTCCGTCGGTTCCGGATATATCAACAGATACTCTAGAACTGACTATTCAAGATTATAAGAAGCAATCCGAGACCAAATCTAAACAATTGAATACTAAGGAGCATACTGCTCAAACAGAGGTCGAAAAAAAGGAAAAGATTTGGAAATGTAAAGGGTGTAATCAACAAGAATCTTATACTTTAGAGTATCTTCAAAAGAAGGGAATCAAGGATAAGAACGCACTTGCTACTATTCTTGGAAATATCAAACAGGAATCAAACTTTATTCCTAATATTTGCGAGGGTGGAGCAAGAACTGATTATGAATCTTGTGGTGCTGGTTATGGATTAATTCAATGGACTTCCAGTGAAAGATATTATGGTCTCGGAAGAGTTGCCCGTAGTATTGGAACAAGTCCATCTTCAATTGAGGGACAACTTCAATTTATGATGTCTGAACCACAATGGAAACAGATTGAATATCAAATGAAAACTCCCGGTAGGAGTATTGATGGATATATGAACCTTGCATATCGTTGGATTGGATGGGGCATTCATGGTGCTCGAACCGATTTTGCCTATCGATATTCAAATAAAATGTATCTAGATAGTTGATAAATATGGGAGGTTCATTGCCTCCCTTTTTTATAAATAACTAAAAAAGTAGTTGTAAGATGAACTCACAAGACTTTCGCAATCTTCAAGAAGCATATTTAGATGTTTATTATGAGTTAGATGAAGAAAAGAAACCTCTTCCTGTTGGAAGGATGGACGCAAAAGCAAATGAATTGAAATCAAAATTTTTAAAATCAAAACCCGGAAGTCCCGAAGCAGGAAAACTTATTTCAAGAGCAAGTCAAATAACAGGAACAAGAGATAGTAAAGTGGTTCCTGAAAGTTATGACCTCTACGACCTCATTCTTTCACACCTCCTTGATGAAGGATATGCTGAAACTGTAGAAGCAGCAGAAAGTATTATGGTGAATATGAGTGAAGATTGGAGAGAAAGTATTTGTGAAGTTTGATTTTCAGTTTGGTAAAAAGAAATCAAGTATTTTTAGATATGCCGTAATAGGAGTTGTATTCACTTCTTTGGTGACGGGAGTATCGCAATGTACTCATATTCCAGAAGAAAACATTTATGATTTTATTGATGAGGTTCAGAGAAAACTACCTGGAAAACCTTTGAATGATTATATTATCAATGATCCGGTGCTCTTGGACCGCAGAGTTCATAGAGATGTAGACAAGGCAATCAAAGATTATGAAGACTTGACAGGGGACGATGGGAGTGTTAGAATAAGTCCATCATATTTTTCAGAGAAAGCACCTGATAATAGCAATGCTCAAAAACTATTAGGTGGTGAAATGAGAATATGTGGTTCTTGGGTTCCTGATTGTCCAAAAGAAAATCAAATCCAATAATGCGTTCGTAGTTTAGTGGCACAAATCTCTGGTTTCCACCCAGAAGTCGGGGTTTCGACTACCCCCGGACGCTTTTAAATATTATTCCCAATAATATACATCTTTTTCTAACGGTATTATCTTTGTCTCACCCCTTGACAAACCTTCAATAGTCCTCTATAATACTAACTGCCCCATAACTCTTGGGGCAACTAAATAAACTTTGTAGTTTTATTACTTAACAATTTCTATATGAAACTGAATTCAATTTTTGCTGGTGCTGCTGTTATTGCAACCACTGCTCCAGTACTTGCTGCTCCTGCTACCTATTCGGATCTACAACCTACCGACTGGGCGTATCAGGCAATTCAAAATCTTAACTCACGATATGGATGTCTTGCTGGTTATCCTAACGGCACTCTTAATCCTGCTGTTGATGCAACTCGCAATGAAGTTTTTGCTCTGACAAATCATTGCCTTGACAACATCACTGCATTCTATACTGAAGCAGATGCTAAGTTGGCTGCTGCTCTTCGTGCTCAAATCGGTGCTGTGAGCAATCGTGTAACCAAGTTGGAAGTTGCTGCTGTGACTGCAACTCAACGTCGTGAACTCGGTGTTGGTAACTATGGTGGTATTGCCTTTGCTGGTAATGCTGCTAACTATCCTGGTGCTACTGCTCGTGGTGCTCGTGTTTATGAGTCAGGTATCACTCTTCAAGGTCGTGTAAAGGCATTTGATCTTGGTAATCAGTATGCCGTGTCTGCTCGTCCTTATGTGACTCTCACCTCTACTCCTAACTATGTAAGTGGTGGTGTATTCGGTGGTGGCCTTGCTACTCTTGATATTCCCGTTGCCCGTCGTACTCTTGCTGATGGATCAAAAGTATCTACTGCTAACATTTATGTTGGTGCTGGTGGTCAGGTGGGTGGCAATCAGGGTGCTGGTATCGGTGTTGCAGGTGCGGAAGTATCCGTAGCAAAGAACATTGTTCTGTTTGCCGATGCCAAGATACCTTTCAGTAACACTGGTGCTGAGACCTTTGGATCTGTCAGGGCTGGTAGGGCTACCTACAACTACGGCAGTGGTCAAGGTTACAATGTAACCGGCACTGTTGGACTTGGTTTCAAGTTCTGATATTTTGCCCCTTCGGGGGCATTTATAGCAGAGTAGAACAGTAGTAGTTCGTCAGGTTCATACCCTGAAGGTCGTAGGTGCAAATCCTACCTCTGCCATTGGATAAATAAAGAAAAAAGTATAATGGAAACACTATTCAAACATTTAAGTGATGCTCAAGCATCACTTTTTGTTCTTTTTCAAAAAACTTGGGTTTATCATTGGGATGTTGTTGGTCCAGATTTTCATCAATTTCATACTCTTTTTGGTGAGCAGTATGAGTCAATGTTTGAAGAGATAGATACTCTTACAGAACATATGAGATATTTGGGAATGAAACCAGTCAGCACTTTGACTAGAGCAGTTGAAGTATCTACAATTAAAGAAGCAGATAGTTCAATTGGTGCTATAGAAATGGTTACACAACTGCGTGATGATAATAAAAAAATAATTGATATTTTTACTGATATATCAGAAGAAGCAGATAATCAAAAATTATATGCGACTTCAAATTTGGTTCAAACTATTATGGAAACACACGGTAAATTTGTTTGGATGTTAAGGTCCTTTTTAGAATAATGGAGAAAAAAATGATCGAAGTACGTTGTAAACTCTGTAATACAGAAATAAAAGGAAATTCGTCAAAATCACAATGTTGTGGATGTACGAATATGACGACTGTTGTTGGAGAAAAGATTACAGCAGTTGACTTAACACAGGTTGTGATGCTAAACTCAACACGTCCACAACAAAAAACTTCCTACTTCACAGAGGAAGAACTTGCTTGGCAACAGGCAAGAGCAAATCGTAAAATCCGTAAACTAGAATTTGAGGTTAGATGAACTGGGAAATCCCAAAACTTTCAAAGCAAGATATTGAATTGCTTACAATTACATTAGATGATTATATGTACTATGCTGAGAAAGATGGAATTGATACGATTGAAGTTGAAAAACTATTAATACGATTAAATGACCACTTGCAGAACTACTAATGGACGACAGAACTCGTGAGAATTGGCAAAAGATTAAGGATACTATGGAGGCATCAGGAAACACTAAAAACATGTTCTACAAGAGAGCTTGTGAAGTAATGAGAACTGGTGTTGACCCAATGGAAAAGATGTGGAATAATAAGTAATGGAGAATGTTGATAAGTTATTGTGCGAGTGAGACTTGGTAGTCAGAGGAGTCTTATAAACTCTTTCCGCCAGATTAGCGGCTTTGACCTGGTTCGAATCCAGGCACTCGTATTTGCTATTTGCGAATAGCGAATGCTCCTTTATCTCTCTGGCGAAAGCGCGATCCTCATAAGATCTGTAAGACTGGTTCGATGGAGGTCAGTTCAATCCTGACAAGGGGCATTGGATAAATAGTCTTGGGATGACTCTAAACTCACCCTGGTCGGGAGTGTAACCCTTTATGTCTAAGACAAGTATACTTCGTTACTTAGGCAATATTTTCCTCATAGTTGGTTATCAGACTATGTTGTGGGGAGATTTCAAATATGGATTACTTGTAAAATGCGTTGGTGGTATTTTAACAATACCTTTCGCAGTGAAACTTAAACTCTATGATGTTTTGGTTTTATGTGGATTTTTTACCGTAAACGAGATAGCAAAGTTAGTTCATTTATTTTCTTAGTTTTCTAAAAACTAAGTGGTGGATCCAAAGACCCCCTATGTCCTCGTCGGATGGACTTCAAATATGCCGACTGGTGCGGGTGAGGATATTGCCGCCTGGTTTCCAATTTCCAGATAAAGAATTGGTGGCGAGCCTGAGTTACATACTAGGAGAGTTGCATAAACTCTCCTTTTTTAGTATAATATATACTACAGACATTTTTCATTAGTTTATGAGTCAATATCAAAAAACTGCACTTGTACTTGGTGCAGGTGGTTTTATTGGAAGTCATATGGTTAAGAGACTACGATCCGAAGGATATTGGGTTCGTGGTGTAGATATTAAAAGACCTGAGTTCTCGGAAACAGAGGCACACGAGTTTATTCAAGGAGATCTTACTGATTTTTACTTTACCGAACGTGTAGTTCAATTTAAAGGATATCTAGGAAACTTTTATAATTTTGTTCCTTCAAGATATATTTTACCATTTGATGAAGTTTATCAGTTTGCTGCCGATATGGGTGGAGCAGGATATATCTTCACAGGAGAGCACGATGCTGATGTGATGCAAAACTCTGCATCAATTAATCTAAATGTTCTTCGTGCTATCAAGGAATTGAATGAACATTGTGGAGTAAATAAGACTAAGGTGTTCTACAGTAGTTCAGCTTGCATGTATCCAGAGCACAATCAGTTAGATCCTAATAATCCTGATTGTCGTGAGGACTCTGCCTACCCTGCTGCCCCAGACTCTGAGTATGGGTGGGAGAAACTTTTCTCAGAACGTCTGTACTTTGCTTATCATCGCAATTGTGGTATTCCAGTAAGAGTTGCTCGTTATCATAATATTTTTGGACCAGAAGGTACTTGGACTGGCGGAAGGGAAAAGGCACCTGCTGCTATTTGTAGAAAGGTTGCAGAACTTCCTGATGTAGGTGGAACGATTGAAGTATGGGGAGATGGACTTCAAACTCGTTCATTCCTTTATATTGATGAATGCATTGAAGCAACTCGTAGATTGATGAATTCTGACTTTATTGGACCAGTCAATATTGGTTCAGAAGAAATGGTAACTATCAATCAACTTGTAGAAACTGCTGCAAAAGTTGCCACTAAAGATGTGCAAAAAATGCACAAGTTAGATGCACCTCTTGGTGTTCGTGGAAGAAATTCCAATAACGATATAGTTCGTAAAGAACTTAGTTGGGATTATAGTATGACTTTAGAAGAGGGTATTCGTAGCACTTATGAATGGATTTATTCTCAAATGGACAATAAAGTAATTGAATTTTGTGATGATGAATGTAATAATAACTTGTTATTATTTTAAATTATGAAAGTTTTAATCTTAGATGTAGATGGTGTACTTACTGATGGAGTAAAGTACTATGATCGTGAAGGTAAGGTAGTACTTAAAAGTTTTTGTGATAAAGATTGGACCGCAATTAAAAGATTTCGTGCTTTAGGTGTGGAAGTTGTTTTTATTACTGGAGACACTTACAATGAAAGCATTCTTAAAAATAGAAATCTCTCAGTGATTGTAAATCGCAGTAATGGGACACATAAAGACAAAAAGAATTTTCTTCAAGAAATTTTAGATCAATATAATGTCACCGCTAAAGAAGTAGCTTATATTGGTGATGATCTTTTTGATGTTGGAATCATGAAAATGATTAAAAATTCTTTTTGTGTAAAGAATTCTCCAAAAATGGTTAAAAAATATGCTAAAGAACTTTCTACCAATGGTGGCGATAATGTAATTATGAAATTTTTTGAACTTGCAGAAAAGAAAAATTTAATTCCTAAGGTTTCATATGATGAAATTATGAATAAAATTTATGAATTAGATTTAAAGGAAAAGTTCTAATGAAAGATGTGACTTTATATGGTCATTTGACTATAGATACAATTCTTGAGGATACAAAACAAGTACAAACATTGGGATCTATGGCAAATGTCTGGAAATCTTTATTGGAAATAGATAATTCTATAAAGATTGGATTATCTCCAATTGATATTGGAGAAGCATTAATTTATATTGATAAAGAAAAGTCACAAAGATATTCTAAAGCAACACTCAATCTTAAATCATTTCAGCCAAAAATAATTTCATCAAAAATTAATCATTTGATTTATATTAATGAAATGACTAATACTGACTTTATTAAAGATTTGGATGGAATTGTCACGGCAGATATTTGTCCAGGGAAAAAACTTAATTTAAATCTTCTTCAATATATTGATTATTTGTTTATTTCTGATGAAGATGTAGACGATTTAGTTGAATTAGAAAATCATATTCGTGGTTATATAATTCTTCATAGTTCAACTAGTAGTTTTGTTACAAATGGATTTGATGATTTTGAGTATCATTTACCAAAAGAAATGATACTTCAAAATGTAAATGTTCTTGGCGCAGGAGATATTTTTGCTTCTTGTTTTCTTTATAAATTATTGAGAGAATCAAAACAAGATATTAAAAACTGGATTGAATTTGCTCACATAAAAACAACTGAAATTATTAGGAATTCGATATGAAACCAAATATTCTTGTTCCGATGGCGGGACTTGGTAGTAGATTTATTAAAGAAGGGTTTAAAGTACCAAAACAATTAATCAATATCAAGGATAAACATCTGATTGATATCTCACTCGATTGTCTTAACTACGAAGATTGCAATCTCATCTTCGTAGTTAGAGATGAGACTGTATATAATTTTCACATCGATGAACTTCTAAAGAAAAAGTTTGGTGATGATATTAAGATTGTAGTTCTCGATAAACTTACTGATGGATCTGTCTGTAGTTGTCTTTATGCTGAAGAGTATATTGATAATGATGCACCACTTGTGATTCATACACTGGACATCGAATTTCGTCCAGTATTTGATCCGCATACTATGAATGATTTAGATGCTGATGGACTTCTCTTGACATTTAAATCTAATTCAGCAAATTATAGTTATGCTGATGTGGATGATGATGGATATGTAAAAAGAACGGCTGAAAAGAAAGCAATTAGTTCTAATGCTTGTGTGGGAATTTATGGATTCAAGAAAGGATCTGATTTCTGCAAGTATGCTAGGGAGATGATTATAAAGGATATTAGAACTAAGAATGAGTTCTACATTGCACCACTGTATAATCTTCTTGTTGATGACGATAAGAAGATTGTTACTTCAGATGTAGATAAAATGCATGTCTTTGGGACTCCTGATGAGTTTCATTTCTATAAAGAAAATGTAATCCGTAAACTTGGAGATAAACCTATTGCAATTTGCTCAGATCATTCTGGATTCGAAGCAAAAGAAGAGTTTAAACATATTCTAGAAAAACATAATCTTGAATATATCGACTTTGGTACAATTCTTAATAAAGACTGTGACTATAGAGATTATATCGCACAGGCAGTTAAGGCAATTTCCGAACGTGATTGTAATTATGGATTTGGTTTTTGTAGAACAGGACAAGGTGTAAATATTTGTGCAAACAAATATAAAGGTATTCGTTCTGCTTTGATATATGATGAATATTCAATGGAAATGGCAGTTCGTCATAACTGTGCTAATTTCTTTGCAATTCCAGCAAAAGATTTTACATTTGAAAGAATGGATAACTATCTTGAACTTTGTACTAATCATACTTTTGATGGGGGAAGACATCAAGTTCGTATTCAGGAACTAGAATGAAAGAAGCAAATATTTTACAATTTACAAATGGATGGTTTGTGGGTGATTTTAATCCTTCTATTTTTAAAAATCCATTTTTTGAAGTTGCCCATCATCAACATATAAAAGGACAAGAAACTTTTCCCCATTATCATAAAGTTACAAATGAACTAAATTATATTGTAAGTGGAGAATTAATAGTTTCTAAAAAACATTTAAAATCTGGTGATATGTGGATTTATGAACCAAATGAAATATCAGATGTTGAATTTTTGACGGATGTTAATTTGATAGTAGTAAGATGGCCTTCTATTCCTTCTGATAAGTATTCTGTATGAGGTTAATTGCACATCGTGGTAATATTGATGGACCAAAACCATTAGAAGAAAATCGCCCAGAATATATTGAAGAAGCAATTAAGCAAGGTTTTGATGTTGAACTCGATATAAGATATGATCGATTTGATGATAGAATATATTTGGGACATGATGAACCACAATATTATGTTCCTATGACTTGGTTAGTTAAAAGAAAAGATAAACTTTGGATTCATTGTAAAGATTTTAAATCTTTGGATATTTTTTCTAATATCCCAATAGATTTTAACTTTTTTTGGCATGAAAACGATAAGTATACTTTGACTAGTAAAGGTTATATTTGGACTTATCCTGGGCAATTATTTGGAAATAATTCTGTTATTGTAATGCCAGAATTATTTGATTTGCCAAATTTTCAAGATAATGATAAAATAACATATAGCAAAAAATCTTTTGCTATATGTAGTGATTATGTGGAAAAATTTAAATGACATCTACAATTTCCCCAGTATTTAAGGAATTAAAACAATATGATAAGATTAACGTTATAGATGTTGGATCTGCAAGAGCATCTTTTTTGGTAGAATTGGAAAAATTCTTTGATCTAAAAGATGTTTATGCTATAGGAATTGACCCAATTGATTATGGAGTAGAATCTCATTATGATAAGTTTTATCGTGTTTGTCTAGATGACGTTAAAACTCCTCAAAGGCAAATGTTTTATAATGATGATCAATCCTCCTCACTTTTTTCTTTCAAAGGTGAAAAAATGGGGTTCGTTGATATTTTAAATATCAATAGCATTATTGATGTTGATTTGCCAGAAGAAATTATACATTTTATTAAAATAGATGCAGAAGGAAAGGATTTGTCTATTGTAAAATCTTTATCAAAACAAAATTTAAATAGAACAAAATTTATTGCAATAGAATGTCCAAATAAAATTCCAAGATATGGTGGCGAATATATTAAAAAAGATTGTATTGAATATTTTAATTCTATAAATTTTGAATTTTTTTATGAATACGATACTAATGTTGAATCTTGGAATAAATCAGATTTGAGTGATGTCGTTTTTATAAATAAACGAGAATTATGAAAGTAGCATTATGTTTATCTGGTCAACCAAGAGTAGTTGATATTGGATTTCAGAAACTAAGCCAATCAATTCTTCAGCACAATGATGTTGATGTGTTCATTCATACTTGGTTTGATTCTGAAAATCTTAGTACAAATTCTGTTATTCCTGGCAGAGAATCTCATAGGTTAGATCCTCAAGCAATTGATAAATTGGTTCATTATTATCAACCAAAACGCATTATGGTTGAGAAACCAAAAAAATGGTCAAAGAGATATGAGTTTCCTGATAAGGTTTTCACACATTCGCATACTTGGGCACTTGAAGTTCCTACAGGATTGGAAGCAGCAAAAGATTATATTTGTGATACTACAAATAGTATGTTTTATAGTATTATGATGTCAAATCTTTTGAAGGAGCAATATTCAACAGAAATTGGAATTGAATATGATTTAGTAATTCGAAATAGAATTGACTATTCTCCTCATGTAGTGCTAAAATTGAATGAGATTTCAATAGATGATTGTACACTAATATATCAGGATCTATATCAACCTGATGGTATGATTAGTGATTGGTTTGGTATGGGATCAACAAATACAATGAATGTTTTTTGTGGCGTATACAATCAAATAGGCCAACTCATCCGACAATCAAATGAAGTTGATGGATATTGGTGCAATGAACTTCTTCTTAAACATCATATCAAAAATAATAAAATCAAAACAAATCCTATAGACTATCAAGTTCACTATTAACATGAAGAAAGCACTTATTACTGGAATTACTGGTCAAGATGGATCTTATCTTGCAGACCTCCTTTTGTGTAAAGGATATCAAGTTCATGGAATTATTCGTAGAAATTCAACATCAGATTGTACTGATAGAATTAATTATCTTTTAGGAAATCCTAAAATCACTTTACATTACGGAGATCTAACTGATTTCTCAAATATTACATCTATCATTCAAGAAACTCGTCCTGATGAGATCTATAATCTTGCAGCACAAAGTCATGTAAAAGTATCTTTTTCCAATGCACTTTATACTGCTGATGTAGATGCTTTAGGTGTTTGTCGTATTCTTGAAGCACTACGAATTCTTGGCATGATTAATACGACCAAGTTTTATCAGGCAAGCACTTCAGAAATGTATGGTCTTGTTCAAGAAATTCCCCAACGTGAAGGTACAAAATTTCATCCAAGATCTCCTTATGGTGTAGCAAAACTTTATGCTCATTGGATTACTAAAAACTATCGTGAAGCATATGGTTTATTTGGATGTAACGGAATTCTTTTTAATCACGAAAGTCCTCGTCGTGGAGAAACTTTTGTGACTCGTAAGATTACTAAAACTCTTGCAGAGATCAAGAATGGTAAACGTAGTCTACCATTGGAACTTGGTAATATGGATGCAAAACGTGATTGGGGTCATGCAAAAGATTATGTGGAGGCAATGTGGTTGATGCTTCAATACAATAAACCAGATGATTATGTTGTTGCAATGGGTGAACAGCATTCTGTTCGTGAATTTGTTGAGATTGCCTGTAAACATTTTGGATTTGATATTGAGTGGAAAGGAGAGGGAATAGAGGAGGTAGCAGTCTTTAAAAATACAAATAATGTTCTTGTAAAAGTTAATTCAGAATTTTATCGTCCTGCTGAAGTTGATTCTCTTGTTGGTGATTCTAGTTATACTAAAAGCAGAATTGGTTGGACTCCTAGATACTCTTTTTCTGATCTCGTAAAGGAAATGTGCGATAGTGATTTGGAGGCAACAAAGTGAAGAAAAAGATTGTATTTTGGGTAGAAAATAAACCATATCAAACTTTTTCTTACATCTATGCTGGAATGAAAAAAGCATTTGAAAGATTGGGTTGTGAAACATATTGGTTTAGTGATTCTAATTATCCTTCCAAATTGGAGTTTGATTACTCAGATTGTATTTTTTTTGTAGATAATCAAGGTCCACTTGATTGGAATGTTCCTATTATTGATAGTGGAATTTATTTTTCTTATGATAAATTCACAAATCTGGATAAGTATCTTGATAAGGTCAAGTGTCTTGTGAATTATCGAGTTGCTGAATTCAAAAAACCAATTCCAGATGGTGATAGGTATATTGAAGTCGAAAAAGGAGTCACTTTTGACACTCAGGCACCAGAACCTTATAATGTTGTTTATTTTAGTTGGGCAACTAATTTGCTTCCTGATGAAATTGATTTTAATTGGGCCAATAGACAGAGAAATAACGAATATAATTTTGTTGGTACTATTCATTCTCCTCGTCCAAAATCCAAACCTCTTCATCAAGATTTTATTGATATTGTAAAAAATAAAAATATTGCATTTAATCATTATAATCCTAATATTAATCCTGCGACTGATCAGGAACATATTAGGATTCTTCAAGAATCGATGTTTGTTCCAGATTTTAGACCGCAAGAACAAAAAGATAATTGGTATGTTTCATGTCGTGTTTTGAAGGCAATTAGTTATGGTTGTCTTACTGTTTCTGATTCTTTCTATCTTAAACACTTTATTGATGACAGTCTGTTGGTTTCTGAAGATGCCCAAGAAATATTTGATCTTGGAATGAAAAATCAGTATAATAAAGATTTAATTGTACATCAAATGGAAATTATAAAAAAAGATCATACTTATTTAAATAGGTGCAAAGGCATTCTTCAAATCGTAGAAAATATAAAATGAAAATCACAATTTTAGGTTCCAGTGGACAGATCGGTGTCTATCTCACCGAGTATCTGCGTAAAAAAGGGCATGTAGTTGAAGAGTTTGATGTAGTTAATGGACCCTCACAGGATATGACTGTGATTCCTAATCAATATCTTGAAATGAAAATTAGAGATTCTGATTTTGTGTTCTTCCTTGCATTTGATGTGGGTGGATCACGTTATCTAAATAAGTATCAACATACTTTCCAGTTCATTGATAACAATACTCGTTTGATGGCAAATTCTTTTGGATTGCTTCAAAAGCATAATAAGAGGTTTATCTTTGCATCATCTCAGATGAGTAATATGAGTTACTCTCCATATGGAGTTTTAAAAAATGTTGGAGAACTTTATACAAAATCACTTAATGGATTGATTGTAAAATTTTGGAATGTCTATGGTGTAGAAAATGATCGTGAAAAATCCCATGTTATTACTGATTTTATTCGTAAAGGATTTGAAACTGGTGTGATTGATATGCTCACCGATGGTCAAGAAGAACGTGAGTTTCTTTATGCTGAAGACTGCTGTGAAGCACTTGAGTCTGTGATGAATAATTATAAAGAGTTTCATTCTGGTGATGATTTGCATATTACAAGTTTTCATTCGACAAAAATTATTGATATTGCTTCAATTATAAAAGGTCAGTTTAATTTGATTGGTAAATATGATGTTTCTATATCTCCATCTGAACAAAAAGATAGTGTTCAACTGGATAAAAGAAATCAACCAAATACATTTATTACTAAATGGTGGTTACCCAAAACAACAATAGATAAAGGGATTGAAAAGATTTTTAAAGATATGGAGAAAGACTATGCTAGCTTGTAATCAACTTGGAAATAATGGAAGACTTGGCAATCAGATGTTTCAATACGCTGCTTTAAGGGGTATTGCACATCGTAGGGGATTTGACTACTGCATTCCTCCTTTTGACTCTCAAGGAATCGATAATTATGGACTTGGAGATGCTTTTGATATCGAATCTCCTCATGGAGTTTTGAATCTTTCTTCTGTAGGAGAACCACATTTTCATTATAGTGAAGAATTTCATAATAACTGTCCAGACAATGTAACTCTTGTTGGGTATTTTCAATCAGAAAAGTATTTTGAAGAAATTGAAAATCAAATTCGAAAAGATTTTACTTTCAAAAAAGATATTTTCGAACCTTGTAAAGATTTTATTGATCAATTTGGAGGTGAAGAAATTATATTTCTTCATGTTCGTCGTGGTGATCCAAATCTTGTAGACCGTCGTGGATTTAAATGGGCATATGTGAATTGTTCAGACCAACATCCTGTACAACCATTAGATTATTATGAAAGTGCCCTTCAGGAATTTTCTGATGATATACCAGTTCTTGTTTTTTCAGATTCAATTGAATGGTGCAAGGAACAAGAATTTTTTCAACCAGATAGATTTATGTTTTCTGAACCAGAAGATAAGTATTCTGACGGTGCTTTAGTTCCTTATGTTGATTTATGCTTGATGTCTTTGTGTTCTCATGCTATTATTGCTAATAGTTCTATGAGTTGGTGGGGTGCTTGGTTAATTCAAAATCCAAATAAAAAGGTAATTGCTCCTAAGATGTGGTTTGGTTCTTCTTATGCTCAAAATGATACAAAAGATATTTACTGTAAAAGTTGGAAAATATTATGAAACTTGCTGTTATTTTTATTGGAACTGGGAATTATATAAATTTTCTTCCTTCTTGGTACGAATGTTGCGAAAAAAAACTTTGCACAAAAATAGAAAAACAATATTTTGTTTTTACTGATGGTTTGATTTCTGATACGCCAGAAAATATCACCATTTACAATCAAGAACATTTTTCTTGGCCTTATGTTACTCTTTATCGTTTTGATACTATATTAAAAGCAAAAGAGCAACTTCAAAAATATGATTGGGTTCTTTTCATTGATGCTGATATGAAAGTTGTTTCTGAAGTATATAAAGATGATTTATTTACTGATAAAGATTTTATTGGAGTTCATCATCCCTGTCATTATCTAAATTTACAACCACATAATAAGTTTCCAGGGGCATTTGAGACAAATTCACTTTCTCTTGCTAGTATAACTAAAGAAGATGATACTTCCACTTACTGGCAGGGATGTTTGTGGGGCGGAAAGGTTCCAAAAATTTTTGAAATGATGGAAGAACTTGATTATCGTATTAAAGAAGATGAGAAAAATAATATTACTGCCATTTGGCATGATGAGAGTCATATGAATAAATTCTTTATTGAAAATAAAGAAAATGTGAATACTCTATCTCCTTCTTTTGCTTTTCCTGAAGATTTCAAACAATATTGCGAATTTGAAGAAAAAATAGTTCATTTATCAAAAAATAATAAAAAATATCATATTTAATTTATGAAAAATCTATCAGTTTATTATCACATTTGGAGTCCAGGTGGTTCAAATATCTGGAAGCTAATGGTAGATGAACAACTTAAAAGAATCTATCGAAGTGGTCTTGTGGAAAATGCTTCAATATATTGTGCCATTAATGGACCACAAGCACATCGCATTGCAGAATATGTTTCCATTTATGATTGGTTGAATGTTCTTGATGTTACACTCGATGAGAGTGAATATGAAGGGTATACACTTAAACGAGCATATGAAGAAGCGCACTTCAATCCAGAGTTGAAAGCAGTTGCTTATCTCCATACGAAGGGAATTAGTCATATGTGTGGAGTAAGAGATCATTATTCTGATCGTAAGTTCAGAGCAGTGAATAGTTGGAGACACCAAATGGAATGGGGTATAATTGATCGTTGGGAAGAAGCGGTAAATAGACTTGACGAATATCAAGTATCTGGTGTAAACTATTGTTTGGATCCTTGGCCACATATGAGTGGTAATTTTTGGTGGGCACGAGCAGATTATATTAGAACTTTAATTCATCCAATAAGAGATAGATTTCCTGATGATGGTAGGGATTTTGGTCCTATTCAAAGAATGAATTTTGAAAAATGGATTGGATTAAATAATCCAAAATGTTTTAGTTTTTATAATGCTCCATTTAGCTATAATCACAAAGGAATGCAACCAGACATTCAGCCATTACCTGGAGAGCCCTACTGGTTTTGGTTATATCGAGACGACATTGAACCTTATTACAGGAAAGAGGAGTAATTATGACATTTGGATGTTTTCATACAGTATATGAAAATAAAAAGGCAACAGAATTTATTTTGCAAGAGTTTAGAAAGTATTATCCCGATGCACCTTATACATTAATTTGTGATGGTGGAGTAGATTATTCTGATCTAGCAAAAAAATATAATTGCAAATATATTCATTCGTATATGCGTATTGGTAGAAGGAATTGGGGAGACTCTTCTGGAATTTATGGATTTACAAAAGATGAAAGTCTTCATTGGATTCACCATTTTCGTGAAGCAGCAAGACATGTACAAGAAAATGGTGGAACTCATATGATTATGATGGAAGATGATGTTCTTACACAAGGAGAAGTTAAGATTGATCCTTCTTGGGAATGTGCTGGATTTGATGTTCCTGGAAATAAAATTGCTCCTTCTCTTTTGAAGTTTATTGAAGAAAAGTATAATGCAAAACCAAATGTTAATTGGTATGGTGCTGGTGGCGGATCCATTTATAATATTGAAACATTTTTAAATAACTATCATGAAATCTATGATTTTATTGATTTTGATTTTGAAAACATTTTAGAAAATATGGATTATAGATTTGGTTGGTTGGATCTTTATATGCAAATTGCTTATTTTGTAATTGGTAAACATTATTCAATTAATACAAATTTAACTGAAGTTTGGAAAACACCAAACTTTAGGGACAGTGAGTTTACTCTTGTTCATGCTTATAAAGAATTATACTGATGAAAATTGCATTTATTGGACCTGGAATTATGCCCATTCCTCCCGATGGATGGGGAGCAGTTGAATCTTTAATTTGGGAAATTGCTTGTGAACTTGGGGAAATGGGTCATAGTGGAACAATTATTAATGATCCAAATTTGAATGAAATTATTAAAACAGTCCAACAAGATGAGTATGATTTCGTTCATTTATTTTATGATGTTTTTTACCCAATTATGGATGAGATTAAAAGGTTGTGTCCCAAATCTATAACTGCGATTAGTAGTGCTTATCCCTATGTGGATCAATTTCAATTTCATCAAAGAGATGGATATGATAAAACATATAAGTGGTTGATTGAACAAAAAAAACATTATAATTTTTGTTTGTCTGACAAAGATTTTGCAACATTTAAAAGAGATGGAGCAGACGAATCAAAACTTTTGAGACTTGGACTTGGTGCTCAACATAAAAATTTTAAATTTAATGTTGAATGTGAAAAACCAAATAAAACCCTATATATAGCAAAAATTGAAGTTAGAAAACGTCAATGGGTCTATCAATCAATTGATAGTATTGAGTTTGTTGGTAGATATTCTCCCACAACTACATTTGATAAACTTCACAAAAGTTATATTGGAGAGTGGACGACAGAACAAAAACATGAAAATGTAACCAAGTATGCAAATTTACTTCTTCTTTCTGATGGTGAAAATGGGACTCCGCTCGTAATCAAAGAAGCACTTGTTTCTGGTATCGGTGTGGTTTGTTCTAAGTATGCTGCTTATGATTTGGATCATAGTCTTCCATTTATTACAGTTGTTCCTGATGATAAATTAAATGACTTGAATTATGTGAGTAGTGCAATTAAAGAAAATCGTGAAGTATCTATGAACATGCGACAACAAATTCGTGAATATGGTGTGGATAATTTTTCTTGGGAGAATATTGTAAAACCTTATATTCAAACTATTGAAAAATTGGAGAGTGCTCAGTGAAAATCTGCATCATTGGTCCCGGTTTTTCACAAATTCCTCCAGTTGGTTGGGGTGCTGTTGAGATTGTAATTTGGGACACTGCAAATACTTTAAAGGAACTTGGCCATCAAGTTGATATTATTAATACTACAGATCCACAAGAAATCTTAAAAACAATTAATCAAATTAATCCTGATTTTGTTCATGTTCATTATGATGATTATGTGTTTTTATATCCTTATATTCAATTTCCAAAAGCAATCACAACACATTATGGTTATCTAGAAAGACCGGAAATGTATGGTGGATATTCATATAAAGCAAATGGATTTGCGAATATTAGACCAAATGTATTTGCTTTGTCTGAAGGAATAAAAAAAGTTTATCAAAACTCAATGAGAATACCGGAAGATAATTTATATGTTGTTCCAAATGGAGTTATAAACAATAATTTTAGATTTACCAACTCTCCAAAATTTTCGGATAGATCAATTTATCTTGCAAAGGTAGATTATAGAAAACGTCAATGTTTGTTTCAATCAATACCTTCAATTTATTATGCTGGTAATATTGTAGATGAAGGATTTGTTGTAAATAATAACTATCTTGGAGAATGGTCAAAAGAAGATTTGTTTTATAATTTAACTGATTATGCAAATCTCATTTTATTATCTGATGGGGAAGCACACCCACTTGTTTGCATGGAAGCACTTGCTGCTGGATTAGGTCTTGTTATTTCCGAATGGGCAACTGCTAATTTAGATTTAAATAGAGATTTTATTACAGTAATTCCAGAAAGTAAAATTATTGATTTGGAATATATTTCTTCAAAGATTGAAGAAAATAGGAAGATTTCTTTACAAAAACGAAATGAGATAGTAGAATACTCAAAACAATTTTCTTGGAAAAAACAAATTGTGGATTATTATATTCCTTCTGTAAAAAAAGTTATACAAAAGTCTAATGGATAAAAATAAATCAACATACAAACTTCAAGGTATTGGTCCAATTTATTATTTAAATCTTGATGGACAACCAGAAAGAAAAGAATATGTAGAAGAACAATTTTCTTATTGGGAAATTAAAAATCATACTCGTATTTCTGGTTATGATGGTAGGAATGATGATTTGAGTGATATTATTTCAGGAAGATATCCAGATAATATGTCTTCTGGTGAAATTGGATGTACAACATCTCACTTAAAGGCAATTAAGTATTGGATAGAAACATCAGATAGTCCATATGCTATTTTTATGGAAGATGATGTTGATTTGGAGTTAATTAGATATTGGGATTTTACTTGGAAAGATTTTTATTCACAGGTTCCTTATGATTGGGATGTAATACAACTTGCAATCATTTGTACTGGACCTCTTCATGTAAAACTTCATAAAAGATTTGTGAATGATTTTTCAACTGCTGCTTATATGATTACTCGTCATCATGCTGAAAAACTTTTAAAGTATCATATTCGAGGCGATAAGTATAAGCTTGACAATGGATGTAAACCAAGAGCGGTTGCTGATGATTTGATTTATAACTCTGGAAATACTTATAGTATTCCATTACTACTTTATCGTATTCAACTTGGGTCTTCAATTCATCCAGAGCATGTGGATATCTTTCACAAATCAAGTCATGATGGACTTCTTGAGTTTTGGAAACAAAGTGGTGCAGGTCTAAACATTAAAGATTTGATGGATTATGATCCTTATCTTGGAAGAATTACAGAAAATCCAGAACCAGAAAATGCTTGACAGATCTTTATGATTGCTATATAATATTGTTGTAAAACTTCACATTACTATGACGATTACAACTGAAGACGGTGGACGCCAAAATATGTTCGCCAAAGAACCTAAAATGTACATTACGGAGGAAGACAAGATGAGTTACGAAAATGAAACACATAACGAACGTGCAGAAATTTTGAATGGGAGGCTTGCGATGCTCGGATTTGTAGCAGCAGTAGTGTCTTATGCGATTACTGGAAAACTCTTTTTTGGAGTATTCTGAAATCCTAACAAAATAAAATTTCATAAATAGGATTCAATCTATATAAGATTGAATCCTATTTTTTTATGCCTCGTAATCAATTAACAAAAGACGAGATAAAATGTTGGGTCCTTAAATGTAAAAATGAATTACACCAAGAACAATTGGCACAATATACAACAGACCCAAAACAAATTGCTCATAGATACTTGAATAAAGTTTTGGATAAAATTAACGAGTTCGGATACTAAATATGTTTTATACAGCAACTTTATCATTATTTGCTGTTGGAGTTAGTATTATAATTATAAGAGTTGCCTATTTTAACCAACAAGATATGTAAAAATAATTTATCTTGTGATTGATTTTTTTATTGTTACATTTCCTTCAATAATTTTTTTTGTTTTATTTTCGGCATCTTTTAAAACTATATCATAAAGATAATTTCCTGGTTTCAACTGTATTGTCATAGTAGAACCCATAGATACTTTTAAAATACCTTGTGTTGGATCTAAAAAAGAAACAAGAAATGAGTTGTTGTTAGATAAGGACGAATCATATTTTTTCATATAACAATAACCATTATAACCAGATAAGTTTAATGGTTTATTTCCATCATCTGCCAGAGAAAAAGTTTGTTCAAAATCTGTTCCTGTATATAGAATTAAGTTAGTTGTGTAGATAGACATTTTAAATAAATTATGAGAAGTTGGTTGAAATTCCTGGTCTTACTGAAACAGATCCCTCTGTTACTATTTTTTTAAATCCTGCATTATCAGTCATTAAAATATCATACAAATATCTTCCTGGTTTTATTTGATTTGTGATAGATGATGCTAATGAAATTTGAATCATTCCGTTTGTTCTATCTGTGAAACTTACAATAAAATCTGCAGTTTTGTTTATTGAATCTGGATGTTTTCTGATAGATGATGAAGCTGCATAACCAACCAAATTTATTGGAAGATTATTGTAACTTTTAATATAAATTTTTTGACTAAAATCAGTCCCTTTATCTATAATCAAATTGCTTACATATGGTGCAGACATTTTTTGTTAACTTTATTGATTATTTATTTTTTTAATGAAAATAATAAATAAAAGGTATATTAGAGATTTGTATGAAAATTGACTTGCATAACTTTTTTCAGTTTTATGATGCAAAAAATCCAAAGCACGTTGCTGCAGTAGTTGAACTTCAATCAAATATTGAAAAGTATGCTGCGGCACTGCTTGAAGATAATTCAAATTGGGTTCGCATTTACCGAACCAAAATAGAAAAACCAAAATCATCTATTCGTTTAGATGTTCCTTATTATCCACAGACTGATAATTATACAGATGCATCACGCACTTGTAATAGTTCTAGTTGTGCGATGTGTCTTCAGTATTTTAAACCAGGCACACTAAAGGGAGCACAAGGAGATGATGCGTATATTCGCAACGTCTTTGCAATCGGTGATACAACAGATCACGAAGTTCAAACAAAGGCATTATCTGACTACGGTATCCGTTCTGAGTTTAGTTACAATCTGTCTTTCGCAGATCTTGATCGTGAGATGTCTGCTGGACGGCCTGTGGTTATTGGCATTCTCCATAGAGGTTCTTTGTCTAATCCTACTGGGGGCCACATGGTCGTTGTAGTTGGTAAGACAGATGGTGGTGATTATGTTGTAAATGATCCTTATGGTTCACTCAACGATGGTTATACTGGAGATGTTTATAACGGTAAGGGTGCTATCTATAAGAAGTCTGAGTTAGTTGCTCGTTGGTGTCCAAATGGACACGATGGATGGGGTAGGATTTTCTCATGACTATTAACTTTTTAGATGCGATTAAGTATAATAAGAATACTCCAGAGCAATTGAAAGCATGGGAGTATCTTCAAAAGCACGTAGCACCTGAGATTCTGGAAGAGTTTGCAAAACTCTATAGAACAAAACCACCAGTTTATGGTATGCAACTTGTTTCAAAAGAGGAACTTGCATTCATCTGGGGTTGTAGTACTGCTCTTATTCAAGATATAGAGATTGTTGAGTTGAATAAGTGCCTGAAGACTTTTGAGATTACTACTCCTGTTCGTATTCGGCACTTTCTTGCACAGATTTCTCACGAAAGTGGTGGTGGAAGATATAAGGAAGAACTAGCATCCGGTAATGATTATGAAGGTCGTGATGATCTTGGAAATACTCAATCTGGTGATGGTAAAAGATATAAAGGTGCCGGTTATATTCAACTGACTGGTAGAGCAAACTATCAGGCATTTGCCAACTACATCAAGGATCCAGAAGTGATGAGTGGTGTA